CGCCTAGTCCAAATGCTTAACCACTGGAAAGATGGCGATGAGGACCTCGGGCCAGTAGCCTCGTGGACAACGCAAGACATACTCGTCATTGACTCGCTCACGTTCGCTGGTTATGCAGCCATGAATTTTGCTACTCTGATGAACGCCAATAACAAGAACCAAGATGGCAGGATGAATTACTTTCACGCCCAAAATTACCTCGAGCACCTAATTCAATTCCTCTACGGAGACGACATCAAGTGTCACGTAATCATCACTGGTCATATCACGTTCATCGGAGACGAAATGACTATTCTGCACGGCTATCCAGCGACTATCGGCAGGGCACTGAGCCCAAAAGTGGGCCGTTACTTCAACTCTGTCTTGATGGCTAAGAGTGAGGGCACGAACCGCAGAATATACACCCAACCAGTCTCGCGGATCGAACTCAAAAACTCGGCCCCCCTGCGAGTCAAACCCTATTACGACCTTGGAACCGGACTCCTATCATTCTTCACTGATGTTCAGTCCGGTCTCAAGGCGTTCGAGTAAGCAGTAGGCAGGAGTCACGACCTGGTCTCCATAGTGTGGCCCCGAGCTATTCCTACTGTGATCGGGGCTTCTTTCTAACCTAAACCTGAAACCTCAAACTTAAACCTCAAACCGAAAGCCAAAAACCAATGCCTGACATTAGCCACTTGTTGAAGCAACCCGCTGGCCGGGCCGAGCCCCCGAAACCCCTCGAGATCGGGGATTACCCTGGGCTCGTTAAATCCTATGAACCCTCTCCCGAGAACCGTAACAAGACTCCAGGGCTTCGCTTCCAGCTCGTTCTGACCGGCTGGCCCGACGGGGTATTCCCTGGCCCGGACTCGCCTGACATCACCAAGCGTACCATGAGAAAAGACTTTTACCTCACTGAAGACGCTCTCTACAGGCTCGACAAGTTCATTCGCTCTTGTGGCATCGAGCCCAATGACAGGCCCTACGACGAAATTTTGCCACAGTTGGTCGGCAAACCTGTTCTCATCCAGGTTCAGCACTATCTGAACCAGCAAACCAACCAGGTTGGCAACTCGGTTGGTGAACTCGTCGGCATGGCGTAAACACCAGGGGGGCCAGTGGCCCCCCTCCTTTCCTTGGAGGAAACTATGCCATACGATATGTTCCTAAGCTCGATTATAGTCGATCGAGAAAATCGCCAGAGACGAGAATTGAACACCAAGGGTCTGAAAGAGTCCATTGCCAAATATGGGCTAATCAATCCGATAGTTATTGAGAAAGCCAGTCATAAGCTCGTGGCCGGTGAGCGTCGTTACGCCGCCTGCCTAGAACTCGGCTGGGAATCTATCCCAGTCACCTTCGTCGAAGACCTCGATTCAGTAGACCTTCAGATCATCGAACTCGAAGAGAACGTCAAGCGCAAGGATTTATCTTGGCAAGATAACGTGAGAGCAACCTGCCGTATTCATGATTTGTTTCGTCTGAAGCACCAAGGCTGGTCTCAGGACGAAACAGCTGAAGCCCTTGGGCTAACTAAAGGCACCGTGAGCATTTATCTCACAGTGGCCGAAAATTTCCACGACAAGAAAATTCTCGAGCAAGACACCGTTCGTCAGGCATACAACATCATCTCTTCTCGTAAAAAACGCGAAGAGGCCGACATTGTTGATAATCTCTTGCGGGCTATGCCCAAAAAGGAGAACAATCATGTCTCAACGTCAGCGCAAACTAGTTCGAGCCCCGATGAACCGATCACAGAGAAAAGTTTCGGGGGGCGAGTTAGCACAAGTCCGGTTCAACAAGACTTCAGAGCCCTCCAGGACCCCGCAAAAAACATCCTCCTCGAATCCTTCGTCCACTGGGCGCCACGATATTCCGGCCAGCCCTTCAACCTCATCCACTGCGACTTTCCATACGGAATTAACGTATTCGCAGGACCGCAAGCTGGAGGAACTTTTCACGAGGAATACGACGACAGCAAAGAAATCCATTTTAAACTTCTCGACACGCTCCTAACCAACCTGAACCGTATAGCATCTACGAGTTGTCATATCATGTATTGGTTCTCCATGCAACACTATCAGCAGATCATCTCAATGATCAAGGAGAAACGACCGGAATTAGTGATCTGGCCCCACCCGTTAATCTGGCTCAAGAGTGATCAAAGTGGCATTGCTGCTGATCCGCAGCGATTCCCCAGACACATCTATGAAACTGCCCTCTTGATCTCCCGTGGTAAGCGCAATCTCGTTCAACTCTCGGCTGATGCTTACTCCGCACCCTCCGACCGTAGCTCGCACGTCCACACGAAGCCCGAGCCGATGCTCAAGTACTTCTTCTCCATGCTGGTCGATAGCCACACCAATTTCCTCGACCCAACTTGTGGCTCGGGCTCGAGCATTAGGGCTGCAGAACTGCTCGGTGCCAAAAACCTTCTCGGAATGGACATTGACGAGACAATCGTAGGCCAAGCAAGAGCTGCCCTGCGGCACGCAAGAGTCAAGGCTGGTTTGTCTGTCGCGATAGCATAGCATGTTTCGATTTCGAAACGATTTCTCCAGGGTGATAAAAAATGGAGCATATTGTCTTGCCCGCCTTTGCGGGCTGGGCTGGGCCTCGAAACCCACGAATACTCATCGTGGGCGAGGCCTGGGGAGAGAACGAGCAGCAAGTCCGACAGCCATTCGTCGGGGCCTCCGGCCTGCTGCTGTGGGAGATGCTTGGAGAAGCAATGCCAGAGGTGATGCCTAACTGGCACGCCGAGGCCAAAAATTTCGCCTACAAATTCGGCAATCCCTGGATACGAGTTCGTGAGCGCTGGCTCGAAAACGCAGGCATAGCCTACACCAACGTCTTCAACCTCCGTCCACTGGCCAACCGCCTGGAGACCCTCTGTTGTGACAAGCGTTCCGCCCCTCCCGGCTGGCCAGCCGTTTCCCTCGGTAAATACGTGCGACATGAGTACTTGCCCGAAGTTGAACGTCTGCTTGCGGAGATTGAACATTCTAGACCACATATCATCGTCGCCGCTGGGAACACTGCAGCCTGGGCATTACTGCGGGCTACAAATATCGGTTCGATTCGCGGAACAGTTGCCTTATCCACAGTCTGTGGGACTAAAGTTATCCCGATTTATCACCCAGCAGCGATACTCAGACAGTGGTCCTGGCGGCCAATTACTGTTGCAGATCTTATCAAGGCAGGCCGCGAAGCGGCCTCACCTGATCTCGTACGCCCTGAAAGATACGTGGTGATCAACCCAGACTTGTATGAAATTCGTGAGTGGTGGCAAAAGGTCGATCCCTACGAGCTGATTGCCTGCGACATAGAGACTCACAAGGGCCAGATCGCCTGTATAGGCTTCGCGGACTCGAAATCGAACGCCCTCGTCGTTCCATTCATCGACCTGGCTAAGCCCGGTCATCACTACTGGCCAACCTACGAAAACGAGTTATCTGCCTGGAGCATGGTCAAAACCATGCTCGAAGGGACGAACCCCAAGCTCTTCCAAAACGGCCTCTATGACATACAGTACATCCTGAAGATGGGCATAAGGCCACAGAACCTGACTCATGATACGATGCTCCTACACCATAGCGCATACCCGGAACTCAGGAAAGGTCTGGGATTTCTTGGAAGTATCTATACTAATGAGGCCGCCTGGAAACTCATGGGAAGGCCAAAGGCAGATACAGTCAAGCGAGATGAATGATGAATTGGATCTATCTCGAAGGGTTGGTCACTGGCCTGGGCTTTGGGTACAGCATCTCTACTCTTTTCTACATCAATCTGGTCGAAAGATATATGAAAGAAGATAATAGATTAGAAAGAATGTTGAAAGAGGCAAAGGAAATCCAGGCTAGAGATATGAAACTCTGGGCTGAGCTGGAAGATAGGAGAAGAAATGCACAAGCCGACAATCTGTCTTGACTTCGATGGGGTGATCCATAGCTACGAGAAGGGCTGGCAGGATGGCTCGATTTATGGTTCTGTCGTTCCAGGTTTCTTCGAGTGGCTCTGTAAAATTCAACCTCACTTCCACATTGCCATCCTTTCTTCCCGTTCCTCTGACGAGGTAAGTGTTATGCGTATGGCTGGCTGGCTAGAACAACAATTCAATGAATGGAGAGGGGCTCATAATCCCTACGAGCCTCATATCCTCAATGACATCGAGTGGTGCACGCAAAAACCACCAGCCTGGGTGAGCATTGACGATCGAGCGATACAGTTTTGGGGCAAATGGACTGCTCCAGAACTAAGTGTTGAAACCCTCCAGAAGTTTAAGCCTTGGATGCAGAGAAAAGACTAGGAAAGTGGCCATGTTTGACCATCAAACTTCCCGTCGATCCTTCCTCAAAGCCACGGGGCTGTTGTTGGCAGCCCCTGCCATCGTCAAACCCTTCAACATCATGCCAGTCAAATTATTCAATCCACATCCAATACATAAACCTGGTGAGATGTTCCTTGATCTAAAAGATGGCCAACTCTGGTATTGGGATGGCTCAGCGTGGATGCACGCTGATCCTAAGAATATTGACCGCAAGACTAGTTCCACTTGGCACTACACGGATGGAAATTGGATGCCGCTGCATATAGGGGAAAACTTTCCCCGTGATATTACTTAGGCACAAACAATCCCGCGCCTACCTCATGTTCCCGAGTGAGCATGAGGGTTGGTGGCACTGGACTTTCTATCGTAGATCAGCCAAACAATTCACCTCTATATCACAGGCCCGTCATGTAATGAAGGTCCAGAGATTATCGCCAAGTGAATGGGAGATAATAGAAGATCCTCCCCTGAATAGGGTTGAAGCGCATGAACGAACACTACCATAGGCTACAAATTCAGCTCATGAGTGAAATTCTCCACTACTTTAACCGTGCAATCATTCTTCCAGAACATCGAGATACAGAAGAAAGTAAGGGTCATTTAATAGTTCGGCTTATGCAGATGAAGTGTGCCGTCCAGGAAAAACCATTCGAAATAAGGGAGCACCTTAATGTTAGTACAGACTCACCAGTTGACACCTTCCACTATAGATCGGATGACAAACAATGACAGACTCCAGACGTATAACGGACTCGATTGTTGCCTCACCAGAGAAGTATTCGATGAAGTCTCCAGGAATTTCAATAATCCACCTGCAATATACGACTTCGAACGAGCCCTACAAGCGCCTTATCTGGAGATCATGTTACGAGGGTTTAAGATTGACAGAGTTTCCCGAGACGCTGCAGCAGCAAATCTCCGAACTCGAATCGAGAAATTGCAGGATCGACTGGATCGAATGGCGATGGCAGTCTGGGATAAGAGGCTTAATCCGAGATCGCCCCTTCAGCTCAAGGACTTCTTTTACTCCGCGATGAAACTTCCAGAAGTTCATCTCGGGCACAAGGGTGAATGGAAAGTCAGCACCAATCGCGAGGCCCTAGAAAAACTGGAGATGTATATTCATGCTCGACCCATCAT